GTGTGGTTGTGATTGCTCCTAATATAAATCCAGCATTTGGTCATCCATTAGAAAATGATTTAAGAATATTAGGAAACGCAATAAATGCTACAGCTACAGAACTTGGTGCTATTGTAGAAAATCCAAAATATACTCAAGAAGATCCACTAATAATCGATCCAGACGCAGCACAAGAAATTGCTGACAAATATCGTAGTACCGCAACTTATTACGGAGATACTGTAGCTCAAACAGTAGCAGGATTAAGTGGTGCAACAGCTAACAGCGCATCTAGCACTCAAGCTATTTCAGAGCAATCGGCAGATGTAGCCAAAGCATCTTTGCAGCAGGATTATCCAGCAGCAGGCACAGAAGGTGGTTCTTATGGCTGTAGTGGTCCAAGCGATGGGCCATTAAGTGCTGCTCCAGCAGGTGCAATAGAAGGATTTAGTGAAGCAGAAACTGTTGCTTACTTAAATGCACTTGGCTTTAGAGAAAGCGGATTGAAATATAATTGCACAAACAGTATTGGCTTTGCAGGCAAATATCAGTTTGGCGGTTATGCACTCAAAGAAGGCGGCTACATAAAAATGACTGTTAGAGGAGGCAGCACTAGATTGCGTTTAGATCCAAACAACTGGACAGGCAAAAACGGTGTAAACAATGTTGAAGATTGGCTTGCAAATAAAAGTGATTGTCAAGAAGATGCAATGATTTTATACACAAATGCAAATTTAAAATATTGTAAAAATAACGGTGCTATTAAAGACGGCGACAGTGTTTCTTTAGTTGCAGGAATACTAATGGGAGCTCATCTAAAAGGTCCAAATGATGCTAGAAAATGGCGACAAGGAAATGCTGTTGGCACAGATGGTTATGGAACAAAAATAGATGAATATATTTCACTAGGCCAAGCAACTGTGCCAAACAACAGAGGGTTTGCATAATGTGTCAAATAGTTATACCAGCAAGTGAAGTAGGGTCTCCGGCTAGACCGTTAGAAATAGTAGAAATAAATAGATACTTTCTTCCAGTAGATCAAAATGTCCAAGGTTTTACACCTGGTGCTCCTGATGATATGGCAGGTGTAGGAGACTTTTCTGCAAATGTAGGCGGCGCAGTAACTCCGATACAACCTCCTGCAAATCCAGCGCCTGAAGGCACAGCATATGCAAGTATTCAATCTGTGTTAGAGGGCAATCTACAGTTAGACTGGACTGAAAAAGGAGCACCTCCAAATCCAATTATTGCAGAAGCATGGGGAGTAGCTGGAGGAGGAAGAATGCCAAACGATGGATCTAATTATCCTTGGTGCGGTGCATTTGTTACTTGGGCACTTTGGAAAGCAGGTCAAGAACACAATGTTCCTGGAGTAGCAAGTCAATCTTACTTGCGTTATGGACAGACTGTTGAATGGCGAGATTTTACAAAAATTAGAAGATACGATATATGTGTAATGACTCGTAGAGAAAATTCTAGCAAAGGTCATGTTTGTTTTGTACACAGTATAGATCCTGCAAATAACAAAATAACAGTATACGGTGGTAATCAAAACAACAATTTTAAATTAAGTAATTTTAATATTTTTAGGCCTGCTGGACAATCAGGACTTTATGTAAATCAAATTAGACGAAACTGGGACATTCCTGCAGGGTTTGATTTGCCGTTGGTTGCAGTTCAAAACGATCAACCTGCCCAGTCACAAAATACAAACGTCTTTAAAACTGATTCGGCTTTATAGGGTAAATACAATATGAGCACACTAGAAAAAAATTTATATAAGAATTTAAAAATTACGTCACCTAAGACTATGAATCAGCCTCTGGTAGATAAAAGTTATAAAGGACTGAGTACAGTCAACACTGAAGACAAAAATTTTAAATTAAGAAATATAGAATTAATCAAACAAGATATATTAAATCATTTTCATATTCGAATTGGCGAAAAACTTGAGAATCCAACCTTTGGTACTATAATTTGGGACGTACTATTTGAACCAATGACTGACTCAATTAAAAAAGCAGTGCTTGATAATGTAACACAAATAATAAATTATGATCCAAGAGTAAATGCAAGTAACATTGTTGTTGATGCATACGAATCGGGTATACAAATATATGCAGAGCTTACATACATTGAATATAACATCAGTGAACAAATGACTTTGAAATTTGACAATCAGTCAAACGCCATACTTTAATGTGCGTACATTTTAATATACATAAATATAGTATTAACTGAGGAATGTAATCATGTCTGCAACCGATAGACAAAATAGACTTTTATTAGCCGAAGACTGGCAGAAAATATACCAGAGTTTCAAGTATGCAGATTTTAAAAGTTACGACTTTGACAATCTACGTCGAACAATGGTTAATTATATTAGACAGAATTATCCAGAAGATTTTAACGATTATATTGAAAGTAGTGAATATCTTTCACTAATTGATCTAATTGCATTTCTTGGACAAAACATTAGTTTTCGTGTTGATTTAAATGCAAGAGAAAATTTTATTGAATTAGCCGAGCGTAGAGAGAGTGTTCTTAGACTAGCTCGTTTAATTAGTTATAACGTAACACGGAATCAACCAGCTGCTGGATTTTTAAAAGTTGATAGTATTACTACAACTGAAAGTGTATCAGATACAACTGGTACTAATTTATCAGGAAGATCAATTAAATGGAACGATCAAACAAATGAAAATTGGTATGATCAGTTTATTAAAGCACTTAATGCAAGTATGCTTGATACTAACCAATTTGGTTCTCCTCGAAAATCAGCTATTGTTAGCGGTATTCCGACTGAAAAATATAATATTAATTCATCTCCAGAATCATTTCCAGTTTACAGTTTTAGTAAAGTGATAAATGGAACTAATTTAGATTTTGAAGCAGTTGGCGCAGACATTGACGAAAATGATATTATTGAAGAAGCACCTCGTGCTGGAAATAAATTTTCGTTTTTATACAAAGACAACGGCCAAGGCGCTGGTAGTGCAAACACTGGATTTTTTATTCATTTTAGACAAGGTAGTTTGCAACGTGGCGATTTCCAAATTGATTTACCAACGCCAAATCAAACAGTTGAAGTTGATGCTGCAAATGTAAACGATACTGATGTATGGTTATACAGTCTAGATAGTAGTGGACAAGAACAAGATCTTTGGACAAAGGTTGATGCTGTCGACGGCAACAATGTAATTTATAATAGTGTTAGTAAAAAAATTAAAAATATCTACAGTGTGCTATCAAGAACAAATGACCGCATAAATTTAATTTTTGCTGATGGTGTATTTGGTAATCTTCCTAAAGGCAATTTTAGATCTTACTACAGAACAAGTGCAAATCTTGACTATACAATTTTTCCAAATAATGTGCAAAACATTAAAATTTCAATTCCGTATATAAGTGCAAATGGCAAAAATGAAACACTTACAATGCTTTGTAGTTTAAAACAATCAGTAGCAACTGCAACTAGTAGCGAAACAACGCAAAGTATTAAAGACAATGCACCTAGTACATATTATACACAGAATCGTTTAATTACAGCAGAAGATTATAATCTTGGACCTCTTGGAATAAGTCAAAATATTATTAAAGTAAAAAGTGTTAATAGAACCAGCAGCGGTATTAACAGATATTATGATTTGCGTGATAGCACTGGCAAATATAGTTCGACAAATTTATTTGGCACTGACGGAGTAATCTACAAAGATTATCAAGAAGAAAAAACAAAATTTAGTTTTGTTACAAAAACTGATGTTGAAGGAATTGTAGCAAATACAATTGAGCCATTATTACAGGATAAAAATACACGTAATTTTTATTATGATCAATTTACTGATCAAGATTATACAGATTTAAATATTGTATGGCAGCAAACAACACAAGATACTAATCGTAGTAGCGGATTTATAGTTGATTCTGGTAATGAAAATGATACTACTGCCTTTAAATATATCGTTTCTTCGTTTACTGAAGGAGTGTTTAGATATCTCGAGCCAGGCGCACTAGTTAAATTTACAGCACCATCTGGTTATCATTTTATGAAAACTGATAATAACAAATTAATGCAAGGTCTTCCAGATCACGAAGGCGCTGTTACATATCTTTGGACAAAAGTTGTAAGTGTTACAAAAGGCGGCAACGAATTATCTG